AGATATGATAGAACAAGCGGCCATCAACATACCAGCGTCTAAAAACTTCCATTCCATCTTCATTGAAATTCAAAAGTTTCATGATTTCATCGAAGGCATCATGGATTTCTTGTTTTACATTTTCAGGTTGTTCTAATTGTTCTAAATTGATTGATAATGCGGGGCGATTATCTTCCTGGACAATCGCATCTGTAATAATATCTTCAATCGCCTGATCGCATTCAGGTTGCATCGCCATATCACGATATCGCGTGATAAGTTCCGCTTCATTTTTCGCTGTTCCTTCAAGATCAACATAAGTTCCGTAAATACCACCAGATGCAATTTGTGAAGCACCATCAATGTTCGCAGGTATAGCAAATGATTTGTATTTTTGGATCGGGTTTTGGTCCCCGATTTGGAAACCTAATAATCGGAAGGCTTCATATAAGTAATTTTTAGCCATGATATCCTATTTTAAAGAGGGGAGATTAAGTCTCCCCTCCATATTTATTCAGATGCTTATCCGTTCAAAGGACCGGCATCACCGTCAGTTGTAGGACCATTAACTGAAACTGCATCCCACCACTGATATCTAAATGTTACTTGGAATTTCTCAATTGTGTTGTTTGTTCCCCAATCAAGTTCCATCGCACCCACTTCTGTTGGGAATGCCCCATTCATCTTATATTGCTTAATGGTTGGAACATCTAACTTCGAATATTGCTGGACATATGCATCAATACAATATTCAGCGGGTGTTGCTGCGGTTGCAGCACGCACGTTCGCTACGTGGGCATTTAACGCACTTAACCAAAGTTCAAATGCGTCCCTGATTAAGAAGTTTTCGTCATTCATAATAGTTACGGTCCAAGGATCGAATTCACGATCACCAGGATAGTAAGTCTTACGACCCATATAGGAAAGTTCAATTTCACCTAGCTTATCAGCCGGTAATGAACTGGTTTCTGCCAATAGTGTTACTAAACCACTAGCAGCACCTACACCAGTAACCAGAGTCGGAAATTGCAAAACGATTTGGAATAGATTAGGTCTTGTGCCAGATCCGGTTAAGGCTGCTCGAAACCCTGTAATACTTCTCGACATTATAGTATCTCCTTAAACCTTTCTTTAGAATTGACCAACAATCTCATTAAAGTCGATTCCAGTACGTGTAGCAATGAAATTCAACTGGATGAAGTTGATTGATTTGGCAGGTTGTAGATAAATGTCACCTTGGAACTGGTGAGCATCAATCATCTGTGCCGTGTTGTTTGTAGCGTCACAAACAATCTTGTAATCATACAATCCACGGTTGCCTTCGATATCTCGTAAGAATGGATCGATTAAACCACGGAATTGTGCGCGGGTAGTATCATCATTCAATTCGAACAATGTATATTTTGCCGCTTGCGAAATTGCTTGTTCGATATAAATGAACAAACGCCGAACATTGATACGATCAAAGGCACCCGGTTTATTTGTGAATGTTTTATCTCCAAACAAAACTGGACCTTGACCCGCAAACGAAACGATCGGATTTACACTTGCTTGATACAATACATCCCGATACGCTTGTTTTGGATTCCATGCGAGTGATACAATACCTCTCAAGTTACCACGATTTAAACCAGCAGGCGAGAACCATGGGAAACGAACTTGGTCAGTATAAACGCACAAACCAGCGGTATCACCGTTGAGAGGAATCCAACGATAAAGATCATTGTATTTGTCGTAAATGTTACCGTAATTTCCGTCCATAAATGCATAGGTTGAACTTGGAATAGTATTTGCATAAGAAATAATATCCGTTGTTTCATTACCCGCATTATAAACTACTGCATCTTCTGGAGGAGAAAATACTACAACACAATCTTGACGTTCCTCTGCGATATCGGTAATCAGATATTCAACCACAGTTGAGTCATGATCGGCTGTCAAGATCAAATTGAATGAGAAATCATCTGTATTAAACAGATCATAACCCGCCATGATTTGACCATCGGTTACTGTACTGTTGCCATCAACTCCACCTTCAAGAATAGAAATGTACTGAATTGCGTTTGATCCGCCAGTTAATGGGTTAGGACCATAAGCATAAACTGCACCTGTTCCACTAGATGTTAATGATGGTGAAACCAAGAAGGCCGCAGCAGGATAAGAATTGATTGCACTCAAAACCTGTTGCGCTGTAGAAATACCAGCAGTACCGGAAGTACCATTTTGCAATGTCACTACGATAGCACTTGTACCAGCCGAAGTATTAACAGCAACTCCTAATGTTCCACTAGAACCTGTATTAACGTATTGAATTGTGATATTGTTTCCAGCAGAACCGGCCGCTTGTGCGGTATATTTGATTCCCGTCACACCCGGCTCAACTGTCAATGAAGCCGTGGTAGCCGCAACATAAAGAGTATCAAATACTGTATTGCGTGCTTTGTTTCCCCAATTATCTGATGGGGTTGTGGTTGGCCAAGTAAGTGAATAAATGTATCTGGATTGACGGAAAAGAACATTTGGATAATAAATGCTATTTCCTTGTGCATCTACGGCATCTACTGCTTTAGAAACAAATCCGTAAGATTCAATTACATCACCCGGTGTACCAGTGATATTTCCCAAAGTATCAACAAATACCAAATGAAGTTCATCATTTGATCCACCTTGGGCAGCCACATAATCAGAAGTTCCAGGTGCTCCTGTAAACAATCCCTTATATGGCCATAATGCAAATTGTATGGGGCTATCGCAGATCCAGCATTGAATACCATTTCCTAATGCCCCAGGATATCTAGCTGCAAATTCTCCCGAATTTACTTGCTGATTTGATGCAAAGTTTTGTGTATAATCCGTCTCATTGGTGATTACTAACCCAACAACGGGGGTTAGAACGGCTTGAACGGTGATAATATCTCCACCGGTTGGTGTAACTGTGATTGTCGGTGCTCCACTTGGATATGAACCCGAAGTTGTAATGATAACATCAACAATTTCTCCATTTGCTACAACTGCGGTTGCCGCTGCGGAACCACTTGAAAATGTAAGAGTAGGTACATGATTGTATCCTGCACCCGGGACTGTTGGTGCAACATAGGTCACACCGTCATCAATTACGGATGCATTTCTTGCATCAGCAGAAATAACTCTTACAACATTCAGGTTATTACCATATTGCAAGAAATGTGCGGCTGTAAACCATGTTCCGGCTGTATCATCGTCAGGATCACTGAATATTTGGGCTTCTGTGATTTCGCTATCCAATAGTGTTTTTAGATTAGCAGGACCCCATACGAATGGACCCGCCAAGACGCCACCAGTTGTAGCAGTTCCTACCACTACTGTTGAATCATCAATTTCACTGAATTGGACACCTGGACTTAATAAATTAAATGCCATTTTATATCTCCTTTGTTTCTTATAATCTTTTGCCCTTTGTGTCTTATTAGAACTTCACCAATATTTATCGTTTCCAAAACTTTAGCCCCACATCTTTTCCATACTCTCATTCATCTTTTTCCATTTATCCATATCAATAGAAGCGCGTCTAGCTTCCCGTTTCATGAAATCTTCCCAAACTTCTGATTGGGCACTCTTCCAAACACATTGATTCGTTAAAACCACTTCTTCCTCTTGACCATCATCTACCCAACCATATGGAGTTAAATCGTGTTCGAAATTTGGAGCATAATCTTCTTGCAATGCTTCACGGAGTTTGGCTTCCATCAAATCTCGGAAATGCTTTTGTGTAGTCAACCATGAAAATACTACAAGTGTCATTACCAAATCATCATGCTTATTTTCGTCCGCTTGATATTTGTCTCCCTTCAAGACAAAGGAAACTAATTCATCTTTAATATCAGCATCCCAAAAAATTAATTTCTTGTTTTCAATAAGTGTTTTTAAGTTAGCGCATCCTGTTCTACGGACAGGTGTGCTCATTTTCACACCCCTTTGGACATTCTTTCCTGTATTCCCAAATCCAGTGGCCAAAATTTGTCCTGAACGACCTTTAGTAGCAACAAAAAGAATTCTCTCGTATTCATGAATGAGGTACAAATCATCTGCTACTTGATAACCTGGTCCATCCATTTCTAAAAGAATGAAAGCATTATTGTATCTTTTAGCAATAGGTACAATTTCATCCGCCAACAATACTGGAGGAATCGTATTACTTCGGTATTTCGCTACAATTTCATATGGAGAATCCGTCACATCAATGACTACAAATGCTGAATAGTCTAATTGCCGCCCGCGCGCGGTATCTACGCAAATAACATACATATGTGGTTCATTAACTGTAGAAGATGGATCTTTCCAAACATCAAAATGATTCTGTGAGTGTTTGGGTGGTATTGTTTGGATCAATTTTAAGAATCGACCCGCAATTAAAGTAGCACCTGACCCAATAAATTCGCAACCAAATTCTTGATCGAATCTTTCTTGACCAATGATTGAAATTGTTTGTTCTGCCCATTCAGGCTTTTCTCTACCAGGAACTTCAGTATAATGAACTTCAAGAGGATGGAAATGATTCCATTTAGGATCATCATGTGGTAAATTAGCAGTAACCCACAATTCTTGGAATAAATTCATACCATTTGGTGTAGAAACAATAATGATCTTTGATGTTGTACCTTGAGAAATAACAGGATATGTAGAAGTCCAGAATTTACTTGCAAGAGCGTTATCAATGTGAGCAAATTCATCCAAGAAAATTACATTGAATGTCTGTCCACGAACAGAGGCTCCTGATGTTGCATAAGCGGCGATAACACAACCATTTTCTAATTCAATACGAGTTTTGTTCCAAACTTTAACACCCTGTTGGAGCCACATGGGTAATAATTCAAAAGCTAATTGAATTTTACCAAGTAGTTCAACAGCCGTTTCTCTTTTATTTGCAAGAATACCAATTTTCTTGTGCTTATTAAATAGTATATAATGTAAGAAGTAAGAAACGATAGTAGTTGATTTACCACTCTGCCGAGGCATGACGGTAATTACAAACCGTTCCTCATGTACTGTCTTGACCAATCGAGCCTGGAAATCCCAAAGTTTAAGATCAGTTACACCTTCATCAATGGTAACAACTTGAATGTAATTTGTGATAAAGTAAACTGGATCCTCTTCACATTTTTTAAGTTGTTCGAGTCGATATGGTGTCCATTGAAAATGAACATTTTGATCTTTTAATCTTGGATTTCCTGAATATCCTGTTTCCATTATCCTATCACGACATAATACCAGTTATAAGTTGTCAGTGCGGCAAGACCGACTGAATTTGATTCCAATACCCATCCCGAACTACTCAAATTAGTTGGGAATGGTGTTGCCGTTGTTAAAGCGGCCGCGGCAGCATTTCCGGGTTCTAATACAACCGCAGATGGCGCCGCTGGTAAATTAGTTCCAAAATATACCGTAACAATTGGTGCAGCGGTATTTGGAGATGATCCTGTTGTTACCGAAAGTAAACCGGCAGCATCTTTACCTGTAAGTGTAGAAGTTGCTCCCAC